GACAAGTATTGTTTAAATCTAAAGAATATGATATGGACAGTCCTAGTGTTAATAAAAGTATTGTAAACATATACATTACCTACAAACGTGGTGAAAATGTATTAATTAAAGGATTTGGTGTACGTGCTAGTGGTGCAGAGATTAGTGATAATTTAGTTTCTGGTCAAACCCAAGAATTAACAAATACTACTGCAAATTTTCAGACACAAAAAATAAAAGTAAGTAATTCATTATTTAAGAATGTTACTTCTTTTGGTATTGAGTTATATGCAGATAGTAGTGGTACAATACATAAAGATTTTACTGTAAATGATATACAAATAGTATTTAGAGAAAAGGTTGCTAGATGAGAAGAAAAGGTTTTGGATCTGTAGAGGTTAGAAAACCTACAAAGAAAAAAACTAGACAAGGTCGTGGCAAACGTACTAAATACGGTAATAAGTTAAGCAAGAAGTATTATAAAAAACGTAAAAGAGGACAAGGATAATGGCTAAAACTGTAAGTTGGATGTGGAAAGGCAAACGTTATTCAGGAACTTTAATTCGTGAAACTAAAACACATAAATATGCTAGAACTAAAAATGGTAAAATTAAAACTATTAAAAAAGGAAAAAAGTAATGGCTAAGAAGAAAGATCCTAAACTAGCAAGAGCAGGTGTGTCTGGTTATAATAAACCTAAAAGAACACCTAATCATCCTAAGAAATCACACGTAGTGGTAGCTAAAGTTGGAGATAAAACAAAGTTAATAAGATTTGGACAGCAAGGCGTAAGAGGAGCTGGTAAAAATCCAAAGAGTAAAAAAGATAAAGCAAGACGTAAATCATATTATGCTAGACACAATGCACAAGATGCTAAACCAAGCAAATTAAGTGCTAGATATTGGTCGCATAAAGTAAAATGGTAAAGGAGTAAAATATGCCTTACGGAAAAGGAACATACGGAAGTAAAAGAGGTAGACCTTCTAAAAAAGCAAAAGCTGCTGGAAGAAAGAAAATGAACGGCAAAGGATTAACTGCTAAACAAAAGAAGTTGCCTAAGAAATTACAAAACGCAATAATGAAAAAGAAAAAAAATGGCAAAAAAAAGTAGAGTAAACGAAGCTGGTAATTATACCAAACCAGGTATGCGTAAACGTTTGTTTGAGCAAATTAAAGCTGGTAGTAAAGGAGGCAAACCAGGACAATGGTCTGCACGTAAAGCACAATTATTAGCTAGAAGATACAAAGCAGCAGGCGGAGGATATAAATAATGGCTAAGGCTAAATCGCAACAAAGTTTAGATAAATGGACTAAACAAAAATGGCGTACAAAGTCTGGCAAACCGTCTGCTGAGACTGGTGAACGTTATTTACCAGATGCTGCTATAAAAAGTTTGAGTAGTGCAGAGTATGCTGCAACTACTCGTAAAAAAAGAAAAGATACTAAAAAAGGTAAGCAACATAGTAAGCAACCTAAAAAAATTGCTAAAAAAACTAAGAGTTTTAGATAATGAGACAAAGTATATTAGATATTTTAAAAGAACAATCTTCTAAGGTAAGTGAAGTAGAAAATTCTATGGAAACACCTATAAAGGTACAATCAGAAGTACCAGATAACGGAGATGGATTTAGTGGTGATCGTGTTGTGGTGGAAAACGATGCTGGTAGTTTTTTATATATTAAAGTTGCTGATAGATGGATGAAAACAGATTTGGAGGAAGTATAATGGCAAATGGTAGTGATGAAAGAGTAACACCTAATAGTGTTGTTGGCGATACAATGCTGCGTATTGGTGAAGGCAATTTAGCAGAACGAAGAGAGTTTCAAGATAGTGCATTAGGTAAAGCGTTATTTTATATACCTAGTATGATTATGGGTGCTAGAGTAGGTGGGCAAGTAGCAGAAACTATTCCTGCTATACAAGAAGGATTGCAGGAAGGATTTGAAGGTTTAAAAGAAATGTTTTCTCAAAGAAAAGCAAAAAGAGCTGAATGGAACGCTTTGCCAGACGATGAAAAAAGAGGTTATGGAAACTTTAGAAGATATATTAGACAAACTCTTAGACAACCTACTCAAAGATCTTTACGTCAATTTCAAGCTGGAGATGATATAATTATAGATGGTCAAAATCTTGGTGAAAGAAAAATGAAAAACTTTCAAGACAGAATAAAGCTGAGAGCTTTTTATTTAAATGGCATGAAAGACTATTCAATAGACAATGAAGGTAGAACGGTTCAAAATACTCCTACTGTAAATGTAGGAAATATGTTTACATCTCAAGGTTTTAATACATATCAAAATCCTACTGGATTAATTAATCAGTACAATCCACAAGCTCCAGTAATGCCTGGTGGATTTATGGGAAGAGGAATGATAAGTCCTAATGTTATTAATCAACAAAATAGCGTTACTCCTGGTCCAGTAATGGGTCAACAACCGCCAGTTGTTAGCACTCAAGCTATGACTCAACCTAATACAAATGATGATTTTGTAAATAGAAATATATTTATGCAAGGAATGGGTTATTTTAATAATATGTACGATTTTTATATGAATAATAGACAAGCAGTAAATAATGTTACTAGAAACTATATGGGAGCAAGATTTGGATATGGCTTTGGCAATAAATAAAAAAACATTTGAAGAAAAATTGTATGAACATATGAAACTTCGTGAAGGATATAAAAACGAAGTATATCTTGATACATTAAATAAACCTACTTGTGGTATTGGGCATTTACTTACAAAACAAGAACAGGAAGATTTCCCTGTTGGAACTGAAGTAGATGACTACAAGATTAAAGAATGGTATATGGAAGATATAACCACTGCTTTACAAGCAGCTAAAAAACAAGCTAGTATACTATCTACAGACGATGAACATATTGTTATAGCATTAACATCTGTTAATTATCAGTTAGGTAGAAGTTGGACTAAGAAGTTTCCGACTGCTTGGAAATGTTTATGTCATAAAGAATATGATCGTGCTATTGATGAAATAATGTATGCAGACAAGGATTCGGGTAGACATTCACGTTGGTATAAACAAACACCAGTACGTGTAGAAGATTTTGTAACAGCAATAAAAAGATTAAAGGAGATAGATAATGGCTGAAGAAATGAATAAAGAAATGGTGCAACCTGCTGAACAACCGAAGCAGGAAGATGATGTTTTTATACAACAAATGGATGAATTAGATTCTTTAAAAAGAGAGATGTCAAAAGAGTATGCACCATATTTTAAAGAATTAAATTGGTTAAAGGCTATTTCTCCTAATTTAGAATTTAAACCATTTGGCAACCAAGAGGAGGTAAAGTAATGGCTTGGGGATATGCAATAGGAGCATTAGTTGGTGGTGTAATAGCACACGATGCTAAAAAAAGAGAACAAGCACGTCAACGTAGAGTTGCATCAGAGACTAGTAAGGGTATTTTAGATTTACAACCATTGTATAGTCAGTATAGACAAGATGCGGCTACAATGGCTGGACTAAGATTTGATCAACAAGGATTGCAAGTAGATCAAGCTAGAGCTGGATATATGGCTGATATGTCTGGTTATGGTAGAGCTGGTTTAGCAGGATATTCAAATCCAGCGTTAGGAGATCCAACGTCTAGATTAGCAGCTATTGGATTACAAGGTGAAGCAAGTTTATTACAGCAGTCACAAGCACTTGAACAACGTTTAGGTACTATAGATGCAGCTGAAAGACAATTAAGAGCACAAGCACTAGAGCAAGGAGTTAGTCTTCCTTCTGTAGAAGCTTTACAAATGCAAGACAATATTAAGAAAGGAAATGTAGGATAATGAGTAACTATCAAACAGATTTTTTAAATGCACTAAGTATTACGAGTCAATCATTGTCGGGATTGATGCGTGATATACGTGAACCCGATTTTCAAGAAAGAGTTAAAATTGAAGAACAATCTCAAATGAGACTTAATCAACAACTTCAAGATTTTAAAATGGAGGAGTTGGAAGATAGACAAGACTTTAGATTAACAGAAATGGATGAAGGTCAGAAAGATTTTCTTGAAAGAATAAGCACTCAAGGTATTGTAACTACAAAATCAACAAATGCTATTAATGAATATAATCAAGGATTAAACGAAAGAGATAAAAAGTTTGATGAAGAAATGAGGCAAGCAAGAAGAGACAATGATACAGAATGGTTTGCTAACAATGCAAAGAAAATAGCAGATAGTCAAACTAAATTTCAAAAGTTTCTTGATGAAAATAATTATGATTATGAAAAAGGTAGATTTTTTGGAAATCTTATATTTGATGCATCTCGTGGTTTTTTTGCACCAGAAGGTGCTGGTATGCAAAGAAAACGACAACAATTAGGTGCAAGAGAATATGATTTTGAAACTGGAAATATGGTGAGAAGAGGTGATACTTTATTTGACCAAAGAAGAAACCAAGAAGAAGTTTTAAAAGCTATTTATGAAGCATCTGGTGTAAGTCCTCAGTTCCAAGAAGAACATTCTTCTACACAACAAGGATTTAATGCTTTGTACGGTGGATTAAATATGCAAGATCCAGCAAGTATGTTAGCTGCTAGAAATTTATTAAATATGCAAAACGATGGTTTGTATGCACAAATGGTAGTTGATAATCAAAAAGGATTTGCTATGAGAAATGTTTTACAAAGCGGAGCAACTCCTGAGTTTGATATTAATGAAATTGTAGGGAATGTTAGCAAAAATACTAAAAGAGATAGATTTTTTGGTCGTTCTCCTGAGCAAAGAATGGAGCTAGCAACTGCTACAAAGAATGCATATTCATCATCTTTAGGCTTAGCTACTATGCAAGCACAATATGCATTGGAAGACAAGTTCGGTGGTATTAACAGATCAAGACAAAAAGAAGCTTTGAAAGACCTAATTGAAGCTAAAACATTAGCAGAGCGTTTAATGAAAGATACTAAGTTTGGCAGCACTTCTAAAGAAAATATAGAAAACTACAAACAGTATTACGGTGATTCTATTAAGATGTTAAATACCTGGATACAGGCATTACAACGATAAATGTTTAAACTAGATAACAGAATAACGCTACTTCAAAAAGAACTTGAAGGCGGTAGAATAGATGAATTTCAGTTTGCAAGAGGACTTAAATCATTCTATGACCGTTCTCCTACGTCATTTGACACCCGTAGTTTACGTTTTATGGAGACTAAAATCAATGAGGCAGGCTTACCCCTTACGGAAGGTAGACAAGGGCGTAGTGACGGAGTTTTAGCACAGACCGTATCTGGATTGATTGAAGGTTTTACAACTTTTGGTTTTGCAGATACACCTGACACATCTACAGAACGTATTGCTAATAACATAGGACATTTGATTGGATTAGCACCAAGTTTAGTAGTATCAACTATTACTGGTGGTAGAGCTGCTGCTGGTGTCGTAAGTCGTGGACTGAAAGAAAAAGCTAAGAAAAGCGGCAACAAACGTTTAGAAAAAGTAGCAGAACGTATAGAACTCAAATCTCAAGATTGGCAAAACAGTAATCTAAAAATACAAAAAGCTATGGATAGGTTTGCTAGAGCTACAAAATTAGCATCACCTACACCAACAGGTATTGATCCTGCTACTGGACAAAAACTATATGGTGTAGTATCTATACCTGGATTAGCAGCTAACTTTATACAGAAACAAGCTACAAAAGGTTTACATAACAATAACGTAAGAATTTTAGAGTATATGAACAAAGGTATACTCAAAAGCAAGTATATAGATAAAGCAGCAGTAGAAAATATTGTAAATCAATCTATACACTTAAGTTTGCTAATGGCTATGTCTGCACAACCTTATGGTACTAGAGGTGAAGGATTTAAAGGAATGGCTATGGCTGGTGTACATGGTGCCGTAGCAGGTAGTATATTTGGTACTATTGGTGAGTATGTAAGTATTGGTAGAATGTTAGGTAGTAGTAACGCAGTAGTTCGTGGTTCTGGAGAAAGAGTAGTTCGTGGATTTGCTAAAGCATTAGGAACGCAACCTAATAGAATAGATCAATATAATACCATTAACTTTATTATGCGTGGTGGTGCAGGTGTTTCTTATGGTACTGTTACTTCTGAGTTAAACGATTTACCATTAGAAGACCAAATATATGAAACATTAATGGCTGCATTCTTTAGTGTAAATAGTAGAGCATCATTTGAAAATAGAGCTACAAGAGATATTTATAATTCTATGAATGCAATACCAAGAGATTACAATATGAAAAAAGCTAGAAACTGGCTTACTGAACAACCTTGGTATCAAAATGAAAGTCCTGAGTATCAAGCATA